TCGATCGTCCCGGAGCCGGGGGTCGATGGCGATCAGGGCGAAGGCGTCGACGATGACGAGTTCGATGGCGACGAGGCGCAGCCGATCGACGAAGGCTGAGCGCCTTCGCAGATTCTTTCCCTCGGAGCGTGCAAGCGTTCGCAAGGCTTGCTAGATTCATCTCCATGAACAGCGCAGCCACCACCCCCGCCATCCTCACCACGATCGTCAAGGCGAAGGACGGCTCCTTCCGCCCGAGCGTCCAGATCGAAGGCACGATGGTCGTCCGCTCTCCGCTCGCTTCCGAAGTGTTCGCCACCGAGGATGCCGCCCGAGCGTGGGCGGATCGCATCGCCGCCCTCCTCGCTCGGGATCTCTGAGCGGTACCGGCTGCCAGCGGCTCCCGCCTCGGCGGGTCGGGATCGTCTCCCGAGGCAGCGCGACGCTCGGAAGCGCCGAGCGCAGAAGCAAGGAGCAAGCCATGAACGCATCGCAGTCGCGAGTCGCCATTCGCAAGACCGACGACGAGACGGTCGTCGCCAGCCTCGGCAGCGCCGACGGGTCCTTCGCTGCCCGCCACTTCAGGAAGCAGGACGGGTCCTCCTTCGGCTCGGTGGACATCCATCGGGTCGATCTCGTCTCGGCGAACATTCGCACCCTCGCTCGTGGCATGGAGACGGTGCAGATCGTCACGACGAACGCTCAGGGCGAGCGCTGCTACGTCACCTTCTACGATCTGAATGTCTGCGATCTGATCGCCGCTCTAGAAGAAGCGGTGGAGGACGAGGCTGCCGAGGAGGCCGTGTGAGCCTGCTTCGGAGATTCTTTCCCGTAGGACGTGCAAGCGTTCGCAAGGCTTGCTAGATTCATCTCCATGAACAGCACCTCCAACATCACCACCGCCACGATCTCGGCTACCGCCTGCTGCATCAACCACCGGCAGCCGGGCGCTTCGTCTCGGAACTTCGGCTGCTACGAGGTCGCAACCCACCTCGTCACCTACAAGGTCTGGGGCGGCACGGTCCTTCCGGTCTGCGGTCGCGGCGCAGAGACTGCGCTGAGCGAGCGCGAGGGCACCTGCGAGGTGGTCTCGTTCGATGCCGTGCGCTACGACCTCGACAACGGTCACTCGCTTCCGACCTGGGTCGAAGGGTGGGTCGCCAACAACGCCCGCTGAGCACGACCGGCGCTGACGGTCCCCACCTTGGTGGGCCGGGTTCGATCCCCGGAGCGCCACGACGAGGGGCACGCCCTCGCACGAGCAAGGAGCAAGCCATGAGCACGACCGTCCGCTATGAGACCCGCACCGAGACCAGCACCGGCGAGATCGTCGGCGACGGTTCCGGCTGGAGCGCTGAGAAGCCTCCTGCTCTCACCGAGGCAGACGCTCAGGAGGCGTGGGACGCCTACGGCGCCGAGTGGCTCGCCGACGACCCCGATGCCGACCCGCTCTACCTCGTCGTCGTCCGACGCGATCTCACCACCGGGACCGAGGACATCATCGACGAGATCATCCTCGCCGACCTCGGCTGAGAAGCGTCCGAAGATTCTTCCTCGTAGGACGTGCAAGCGCTAGCAAGGCTTGCTAGATTCATCTCCATGAACAGCACGCCCACGACCTGGACCGCAGCCAACAAGGCAGCCGAGGAGATCACCCTCGCAGAACTGCACGCTCTCCTCGCCGCTGATCGCTTCGGCGTCACCGTCTTCCCCGGGAAGGGCAAGCAGCGCCAGCACGCCGCAACGGCGGATGTCGCTCGCGAGTTCGATCACCTGGTCCGCTACATGCCGAAGACCCGCAACGGCTGCGGCGCCTTCCAGAAGGTGCAGGTCGGTCTCACCCTTCCCGAGTTCACCCCGATCTTCCACTTCTACAACCTCGGTCGGATCGTCCGGGTGGTCCCCGCCGGACGCTGAGAAAGCCAGCCGCTAGCGGCTCCGCCTTCGGGCGGCTCGGTTCGATCCCGAGAGCGGCACGACGAGGGACCCGCCCTCGCAGAGCAAGGAGCAAGCCATGACCACCACCCCGATCCCGCACCGCTGGTCGATCGTCGTCCGAGGCGACAAGACACCGATCGCCTCAGTCCAGAGCGACGGAGTCCTCCTCGGCTCTGAGGCAGCGATCAACGACGCCTCAGAATGGCTCGTGATGTTCCTCGGTTCCGAGGCGACCGCGAACGCCCGAACGACGCTGAAGGTCTGGCAGGACGCGACGAACCTGGACACCTTCTCCTGGACGGCGACCCCCGCCGAGATCCTGGACGAGATCGACTTCATGCGAGACGCAATCGCCTACGCTCGCCACGAGCAGGCGGACCGATGATCGGCAGCGGCGCCTCCTACGCCCCCCGGTTCTGGACCTGGGACGCTGCGTTCTACTGCTCCGCCTGCACCCGAGAGCGCTTCGGAGCAGCGCTCGACGACGGCACCGCTGAGGACTCCGAAGGGAACCAGCCGCACCCTGTCGCCCCGTGGGACGAGGCAGAGTTCCGAGGCTGGCGGTGCGACGGTCGGAATGGCGAGGAGTGCGAGAGCGTTGTCGACTGAGCCACCCCCGGCAGCGAAGCAGCGCACCCCGAGCGCGAACAGCCTCGCTCGCCATGCGCGAGCCGAGGTCCTCTACCGGCTCTGGGATCAGCACGGCTGGCCTGAGGACCGTCCCGCCTTCCTTCTCGCCGCCTGGGTGGAGGACGAGATCAGCCGCCTCCAGGCGCTCCCCTTCCCCGGGCAGCAGAGCCTGTTCGATTCAGCCTGAGCAGCGACCCGACGAGCGTGCGCTACGCTGTGCTCATGCCGTTCGCCGGGTACGAAGACTTCGACGATTGCGTCGCTCAGAACTCCGACAAGGACGACCCGGGAGCGTACTGCGCTGCGATCAAGCAGGCGGTCGAGGGTCTCAGCGCGCAGCACTCCGGCAAGCGGACCCGCCTGCAACTCCAGATCGTCCCGGTCCTCGTCGACGAGTTCGCCGAGCATGAAGGCGAGGACGGCTGGACCTGCCCGATGTCGACGACCGACGGCGCGCTGAACGCTGAGAACCGGGACATCGCCATCGCCGCCGCCGGGTATGGGCCGCGCGATCCTTCCGAGCCTGAGGACGAGTTCTGGCAGGGACTGGCGGATCTCTGGGAGATCCCCGCAGACGCCGCCAGAGAGCGGTCCTGCGGCTCCTGCGCTGCGTTCGTGCAGACCACCCCGATGCTGGATTGCATCGCCTCAGGCGCAGGCGCAAGCGCCGATGAGTGGCAGGCGATCGAAGCGGGCGATCTCGGCTACTGCTCGCAGTTCGACTTCGTCTGCTCCTCCCGCCGGGTGTGCGGCGCATGGACGGAAGGCGGACCCGTCGCCGACGAGACCCCCGTCGAGATCGAGATCGAGGGCGGCGCGGTGGAGATCGAAGCGATCGACGCGCTCCCGGAAGAAGGAGTCGAGGTCGTCCGCCTCGCCGCCGAGGACGCTGCGACCTTCCAGGCGCAGGCGGGCGACGACTTTCACGCGCTGCTCGTCGTCGAGGGAATCTGGACCGGCGACGGCAGGTGGATTGAGGAAGGCGCGCTGACCTGGCGCGATCTCCCGCTCCCGCTGATGGCTTCCGATCGGACGACCGATGGACACATGGACGCTCGGCTCATCGGGCAGATCACCCGCATAGAGCGAGAAGGTCGAGAGATTCACGGGTACGGGACCTTCATCCCGACCGAGGACGATGATGTGCTCGATCTGCAGCGCCTCGTCCGGCTCGCCGCTCTGCGAGGGATCTCCGTCGATCTGGACGCCATGACCTACGAACTCCTCGTCGACCGGCCCGAGGAGGCGCGCGCCGAGGATGTCTCCGACGACGGGTACGAGGACATCCCCGGCGACGAGACCGACGGCTACGAAGGACAGGTCCTCGCTGTCGAAGACATGCGGATGAGGGTCACCGCCGCTCGCATCATGGGTGCGACCGTCGTCCCCTTCCCTGCCTTCCAGGAAGCGTACATCGAGAGCCTGCCCGCTCTCGTCGCCAGCCTCGCCGAGCGCAGCGATCTGTCCGGCTGGATCGAGCGGTACGCATCCTTCGCCGACATCGACTTCCAGCCGCCGCAGGGCGCACGAGAAGAAGCCGAGAAGGGTCTCGCATGGCGGCGCGAATACGAGCGCGGCGGCACCGCTGTCGGCGTCGCTCGCGCTCGGGACATCGCCAACGGGCGGAACCTCAGCCCGGACACCGTCCGGCGCATGGCTTCCTACTTCGCTCGCCATGAGATCGACAAGGACGGCGAAGGCTGGTCCCCGGGCGAGGACGGTTTCCCGTCCGCCGGACGGATCGCGTGGGCGCTCTGGGGTGGCGACCCCGGGCGCACCTGGGCGGAGAAAGTCGTCGGACAGATGGCGAGCCGGGAGGCGCAAGGCTCGGTCGTCGCTTCCGCAGCGCACCCCGTCTCAGCGCCAGTCGTCCCGCCTGCCGAGTTCTTCACGAACCCGAACCTCCTGCGCCCGACCGCTCTGACCGTCACCAACGACGGACGAGTCTTCGGTCATGCTGCGATCTGGGGGCAATGTCACATCGGCATCAACAACGAATGCCGTCCCGCTCCTCGCTCCGCTGCGAACTACGGCTACTTCCTGACCGGCGAGATCGTCTGCGAGGACGGGTCCCGCCACCCGGTCGGGCAGATCACCCTCGGGACCGGTCATGCGCCGATCCGCATGAGTGCGGCAGAAGCGGCGCGCCATTACGACCACACCGGCACCGCCGTCGCTGACATCACCACCGGCGAGGACCGGCACGGGATCTGGATGTCCGGCGCGCTCCGCCCCGGTCTCGACCCTGCAACGATCCGGGTCCTCATGGCTTCCGGCGTCTCCGGCGACTGGCGGAATGTGCGAGGGAACCTGGAACTCGTCGGGCTGCTCAGCGTCAATGTCCCCGGCTTCCCGGTCGTCCGCGTCCGAGAAGCAGAAGGTCTCGTCGCGAGCCTCCTCATGCCAGCGGTGCAGATTCCCGCAGAGCAGAGCAGCGCGCTCGATCCTGTGATCGACCGGCTCGCTTCGACGATCGGACGATCTCGCCGGGAGCGCGTCGCAGCGCTCGCCACCCGGCTCGGACGGACTCCCGACCGGCGGGTCGCTGAACTCGCCGCCCGAGTGAAAGGCTGACGCTATGGGCTGTGGCTGCCGCAAGCGCACCGGGAGCGATTCCCGCTCCGCTCGTCTCGCCGTCGATGCTGCTGCGTCGATGCGCTACGAGGTCTGGATCGGCGACCGGTTCTCCGGGCGCTCCTTCACCTCGCTCATCGCCGCTCAGTCGTGGGCGCGATCCCGCAATGGAGAAGTGCGCGCAGTCTGAGCGCGCGCATGTGGTAGTGTTACATGCAAGCCGTCGACCGCCTAGCGCGATGGCTGACGATCGGGCAAGGCTCGTCGCATCGAAACCGTCCCCTCTCTCATCACCGAGGACCACGATGCAGACCAACCTCCCCACCGACCTGACCGCTGCGACCGACGAGGAACTCGCCGAGGTCGAAGCCGCCCTGATCGCCGAGTTCGACGACCTGCTCGACTCCGGCTCGACCGATGTCGTGCTCATGACCGAGATCGCCGACGCAGTCGAAGCGGTCCGCACCGAGGCTCGTGCTCGTGAGGAGCAGGCGGAAGCCGCAGCCGCTGCGGTCGCCGCTCTCGCCGACCGGGTGCGTCCCACGGTCGAGGAGATCGAGGACGAGATCGACGAGGCGACCGAGACCGAACTCGTCGCCGAGGACGACACCGAGAACACCGACACGGAGGAGCGTGACCTCGTGACCGCATCCGGCGCTGACCGGCCCACCCCGAAGGCTCCGTCGGCTCGCGCCGTCCGGTCGCGTTCCACGACCAGCCCCGAGGCTCCGGCGCCGAAGCCGGGAGCGCTCATCGCCGCCGCGGCGGATGTCCCCGGCTACTACGGCGGGCAGACGATCGGCAAGCTCGATCTCGCGAAGGCGATGCACGCGAAGGCGCGCACCCTCAGCAACGGCTCCGGCTACATTCCGGTTGCGTCGATCGCTCTGCCGATCGAGCACAAGGTCGGCGCCGACATCGCGCAGACGACCGAGATCCTCGCGCAGGTCACCGCCCCGTCGGCGCTCACCGCCGCCGGTTGGTGCGCCCCGTCGCAGAACCTCTACGACCTCCTCGGCATCGAGGGCGGCGACGGCCTCATCGACCTCCCGACCGTGCAGGTCACCCGAGGCGGGCTGAACGTCCCGGACTTCATCTCGATCGGCGAGGCGACCGCTGCGCTCTGGACCTGGACCGAGGCGGACGCCGACGATCCCGAGGCGACGAAGCCGTGCCTCATGATCCCCTGCCCGGGCTTCACCGACTACCGGCTCATCGCCGAGGGTCTCTGCGTCAACAACGGCAACCTCACCGACCGAGCCTTCCCTGAGTTGACCGCTCGCTTCGTCGAACTCACTCTGAACGCCCACCTCCACCGGCTGTCCGGCGCGATCATCAACACGATCGCCACGAGCGCCACCGGCGTCACGATGTCCGCAGTCGCCTCCTCGGCGGCTGGCTCCATCCTCCACGCGGTCGATGTGCAGGTCGCCGACTACCGGTCGCAGTACCTGATGCCGGTCGGCTCCGTGCTGGAGGCGGTGTTCCCGCTGTGGACGAAAGAACTCGTGCGAGCGGATCTCGCCATGCGGACCGGGGTGAACCTGACCGCTGTCGACGATGCGATGATCGACGAGCACTTCGCGATCCGGAAGGTCCGGGCGCAGTTCGTCCACGACTACCAGCCGCTCTACTCGGTGGCTCCGGCGACCGCGTTCCCGACGACGCTGGACTTCCTCCTCTACCCGGCAGGCGGGTATGTCCGAGGCGACGGCGGCACGATCGACCTCGGCGTCGTCCGGGACAGCGTGCTCAACGCGACGAACGACTACACCGCCGCCTGGACGGAGCAGATGTATCTCGTCGCACAGATGGGTCCTGCCGCTCGGGAGGTCACCGTCGACTTCGCGGTCGATGGCGTCACCGGCTGCTGCCCGTCGCCGAACCCGCCCGAAGTCGTCGCCTGACCGGCACGGCTGGCACCTGAGACGGACGAGGAGGAGGAACGATGGGTAGCGCACTTCAGACCTGGCAACTAGTCGAGGCGCCGCCTGTCGTTCCTCTCCCGTTCGGCTTGTTCTCCGTCGTCGAGCCTCGGCTCTCCCTGGACGAGCACTGGCGGCTCGGGGTGCGCTGGCAGTCGCAGGCGTGCGTCGAATCGAAGACGACGACCGGGCAATGCATCGAGCCTCGGGAAGCGCCGCTCGACCCGGACAACCTCTGCGCTGTCCTGGAGTACGACCCCTTCACCGCCTACGCGTACAACGACGACAGCCTGATCGGCTACTCGCTGGAGGAGCACCAGCAGCACGCTGTCGACCGGCTCCTCGCTGGCGAGCAGCGCGCCGCTGAGACCCACCTCTGGGGGCTGCTCGGCGCTGCTGTGCCGGTCCCGACGAGCCTCGTCGGGTGGGACATCACCTACGGGCTGGGATGGGTGGAGCAGGCGCTCGCCGAAGCCTACCCGGGCACCGGTGTGCTCCACATGAACCGGGCGGCAGCGACGATGCTCTGGGATCGCCTGCGGCAGAGCGGGACCCGGCTGACGACGACGCTCGGCACCCCGGTCGTTGTCGGCGCAGGCTACGACCCGCTGCCGGTCGCACCGGATGGTCTCGGCATTATCTATGGGACCGGCCCGCTGGCGCTCTACCGGGGCGACATCGACACTCGGGAGGCGGCGGTCGACCGGTCGAACAACACCGCCTCCTACATCGCTCAGCGCGACTACGTCATCGGGTGGGACTGCACCGCCATCGGCGCAGCCGTCACCCTCGCAACCGCACCGACCCCGTAGGAAGGACAGCCCCTCATGGCGACCAAGATCCTGAAGTCCATCAAGGGCAAGACCGTCCGCATCACCCGGCTCGACGAGTGCGGGGTGATCGTCGAGGGCGCCTGCACGACGCTCGTCTCCGACTGCTTCGTCTCGGTCACGCTGACCGGCGAGTACGAGTCCGGCACCGAGTTCGTGCAGAAGAACGCGTGGGGCGACCTCTGCATCAACGACAAAGACCCGGACATCCTGAAGCGGGTCACCGCTTCGATCTCCTTCGCTGAGATCAACCCGGACGCGCTCGACATCATCACCGGGGCGAACCCTGTCATCGACGGCGGGAACACGATCGGCGCCACCTGGGGCAGCACCTACAACGACTCCTCCTTCGCGCTGGAAGTCTGGACGAAGCGGACCGGCGCAGACTGCTCGACCGCTGCGCCCGAGTGGGGCTACTTCCTCCTCCCCTTCATCCGCAATGGCAAGGTCGACGGCGACATCACGATCGAGAACGGGACGCTCACCCTCGGCGTCACCGGCGACGCGTTCGCTGCGACCGGGTGGGGTCTCGGCCCGTATGGCGACGACCCGTTCATGGTCGCCTTCCCGGACGACGAGATTTTCGGGATGGTCGTCACCGATGTCCAGCCGCCAGCCGACACCGGGGGCTGCGTCCCCTATGTCGCACCCTGAGGCTCGTCCCGATGTGGACCTTCATCAAGGGACGACGGCAACTCCGAGAGCCGGTCGCCGTCACCCCGATCGCTGAGCCTCAGGCAGCGGAACCGGTCGAAGTGCCGACCCCGGCAGTCGTCCCGGTTCGCTTCGATCCGAGCGCAGCGACCGTCGCTCAGGTCCTCGCCTATCTCGCCGAGCATCCGGCGGACCGCCGCCGGGTGCTCGCCGCCGAGCGTCGCGGGAAGGCGCGTAAAGGCATCCTCGGCGACGACTAATCTGCGCGCCGAGCGCGCCTGACCGCCGAGGAGACCGAGATGACTTGCGAGCCGTGGCCAATCCGGTGGGCGTGCGACATCACCGACGAGGACCCTGCGCTCCTCGCGCTCGCTCAGGACGCGGCGCAAGGCATCCTGTGGTCGCTGTCCGGGCGGCGGGTCGGCGTCTGCTCGCAGGTCGAGCAGTACCGGCCCGCCTGTGAGGACCGCTGCTTCGGGCCGTGGGACTGGTGGGGTCCCGGGGTGGAATGGCGGCTCGGCTACCAGCCGCGCTACTGCTGCCGTCTCCCGCTGGAGCAGAAGCCGGTCCGAGCGGTTCACCTGATCGAACTCGACGGAGTGCCGCTCGACCCATCCGGCTATGTGCTGGAGCGAGACAGCGTGCTCCGCCTCGGCGCGTGCTGGCCGTGCGGTGGCATGTGCGAACTCGCTCCGATCGAGATCACCTACTCGTGGGGAATCGACCCGCCGCCGCTCGCCGAACTCGCGATGGGTGAACTCGCCTGCGAGATCCTGCGAGGTCTCACCGGCGCCGACTGCCGCCTCCCGTCGAACGCGATCGCCGTCACCCGGCAAGGGATCACCGTCGATCTGGGAGACGCTGCGACCCTGTGGGAGCAGAACCGGGTCGGGCTGCCGCTCTCCGACTTGTTCATCCGACAGATGAACCCGGGGCGCCTCGTCTCGCAGTCGAAGGTCTGGACCCCGGACGCGCCGAGGCGGGTGCGGTGACGCTCTCGCAGTCCACAGTCGATGTCTCCTCCTTCTTCCTGGAGACGACCCTCGCAGCGCTCGCAGATTGCGGCAGAGAGCCTGTCTCGACTGCTTACATCGCATCCGGGCAGGTTGCGTGGGACGACTGCTGCGGGACGCTCATCGTCGCTCCTGAGCGGGTCTACCGGTCTCAGACCTTCCCCGCAGAGTTCGTCGATCTGGAACTCTGCGACGGCGGCTACCTCGTCATCGAACTCGTCGTCCTCCTGCTCCGCTGCGTACCGGTCGTCGACGACCGAGGACGAGCACCCTCAGCGGCTGCGCTCGGCGCCGCCTACCAGTCGCTGCTCGACGACGCCGCCGTCGTCTACAACGCTGTCACCTGCCCGATCCCTGACTACTGGATGCGAGCCACCCCGACGCAGACTTTCGTCGGCGCCGAAGGCGGATGTATCGGCGTCGAGACCCGGGTGCGGATCGGGCTAGAGCAGGAGCAATGGGCGATCTGCTGCGCTGAGCCAGCGCCACACGAACCGGGCGACCCGATCTGCCGCATCCCCGCCGCCCGGGTGTCGTTCGACCCGTGCGAGCCGCTCACCTCGACGAACGTACAGGATGCGATCTGCGAACTCCTCGGACTCGTCGAGGACATCGGGCAGCCGGGAGGGCGCCCGCACGGAGCCTTCCACGATGAGCAGCAGCAGAGCCTCGCCGTCGACACCCCCGGCGCGATGCTCGTCCGGCAGACCGATCTCTCGTCCGGGGTTACGATCGTCGGCGGCTCGCAGATCACCTTCGCCGCAGCCGGGGTCTACGACATCCAGTTCAGCGCGCAGGTCCACAACCTCAGCGGCGGCGGCTCCGGGCATTACATCACGATCTGGCTAGCGCAAGGCGGGACGCCGGTCACGAACTCTGCGACGAGGATGCACATCCGCAATGGGGAGACCCATGTCGCCGCCTGGGACTGGATGGTCGATGTCCTCGCCGGTGAGAACATCGAGATCATGTGGCAGACGACCTCGGCGAACATCGTGCTCGATGTCTTCCCCGCCGTCGGCTCCGTCCCCGCTGTCCCCTCTGTGATCGTGACGGTGCTCAGCGCATGACCGACCCGGCGGGACTCCCTTCCTCGGCAACGGTCGCGGTGGATATCGCTGTCCTCTACGAGCGGCTCGGCTACCTGTCCCGCCAACTCGACGCGCTCGCCGAGAAGATAGACCGGCACGCTCGCCGGGAGGACGAAGCGATCACGAGCCTAGAAGCACGCATCGACCGGGTAGAAGCGGACCTCGTCCGAGCGCGCGGCTTCCTCGCCGGGATCGCCGCTGCCGGTGGCGCGCTCGGCGGGACGATCGCCTCGGTCATCGCTCAGATCGTCGGCTGAGCATGGCAGGCATCACCGTCGTCTACGACCGGACGGAGATCCGCTCCCTCCTCACCTCCCCGCAAGGTCCGGTCTGGCGAGACATTCAGCGGCGCAGCCGCAACGTGCAGAACCTCGCCCGCCGCAAGGCGCCAGCGGACACCGGCACGCTGAAGCGTTCGATCATCACGAGCATGGAGGAGCGAGACGGCGTCCCGGTCGGGGTCGTCTCCTCCAACCTGGAGTACGCGCTCTACGTTCACGAAGGCACCGGAATCTATGGGCCGCGCGGGCAGGTGATCCGCCCTCGCACGGCGAAGGTCCTGCGGTGGCCTCAGATCAACAACAACTACAAGCAGACCGGCGGGCCTCGCCGGTACAAAGGCGGGAAGACAGCCGCCTACTCCTACGCTCGCTTCGTCCGAGGCGTCCGACCGAGACCCTTCCTGCGGGATGCGTTGGAAGCCGCTGCGCTGAACTGAAGCAGCACGCAGCCGGGACGGCGGGCTAGCCTGCGGCGCATGGCACGCCTCCATTCATTCCAGACCGCAGCGGCTCGCAGACAAGCGGACCCCTTCATGCTCGACATCGACGGCACGCACATCAGGATGCGAGACCATGTCGACATCACCGAACTCGGCACCGTCGTCGAGCAGATCGCCACGATCGAGGAAGCGACGAGCGGGAAAGCGACCGGCAAGTTCGCGACGCTCGGTCCGAGGCGAGAAGCGCTCATCGCTTCGATCCGCCTGTGCGTCCACCCGGACTCGCAGAGCGCCTTCGGTGACATCGCCGACCGGCTCGACATCGGCACCGCCTCAGAGATCCTGAAAGTCCTCATCCCTGAGTACGCGGGTGCGGGAAACCCTACCGAGCCGTCGTCCTCGTCCGCTGGATAGTCGGCGGGTGGGAGCAGTTCGACGGCTGGTGCACCGCACGAGGAGTTGATCTGGCGACTCTCCCTGCGGATCGAGCGGTGAACGCTTACCTCTGGGCGATCCGAGAACACGCGAACGAGGAGCGGCTCGCTCAGATCGACGCAGCGCTAGAACCGCCTCGCTCCTACCGGGTGGGTGGCGCTCCTGCGTGGTATGGGTCGGACGAGGACGCCTGGTCGGAGTTCGCTCGCCAGGTGCGCTAGGTCGGAGAGCGTCGAGCCGAGGCGTGTCGGCTCGGCGCTCTCCTCAGCGGCGCTGAGAAACTTTCTGCGGATTCTTTCTCGCAGAGCGTGCAAGCGCTAGCAAGGCTTGCTAGGATGATCTCCATGAACAGCGCAGCCGCCACCAAGACCACCAGCCCGACCACCTGGACCGCAGCCAACAAGGTCGCCGAGGAGATCACCCTCGCAGAACTGCACGACCTGCTCGCTGCCGACAACGCGCCGACGATCTTCCCCGGCAAGGGCAAGCAGCGGCACTTCGCTCTCGGCGCCGCCGCTCTGCGAGGCTGCGATCGGATCGTCGCCTACGAGCGGTGCGACCGCAACGGCTGGACGGTGGACGGCTCGGTGCTCGTCGGCGGCTCCGGCGGTTGGGCGCCGGTGTTCGACTTCCACAGCCTCGGGCGCATCGTGCGGGTGGCGCCGGTCGCCCGCTGAGCAAGACCGCTGCTAACGGTTCCCGCTGCGGCGGGCTGCGTTCGACTCGCAGAGCAGCACGACGAGGCAGGCAGCCTCGCAGAAGCAAGGAGCAAGCAATGCACAGCACCAAGACCGAAGCCGAGCAGATTCTCTCCGCAGACCTGGAGTACGTCGACATGGTCGGCGCGAGGATTCGGCAGATCGCTCAGAACATGCAAGGGCAGGACGGCAAGCAGCAGCCGCAGTTCCTCGGGATGCTGCAGCACATCGACCGGTTGGAGACCCTCGCAGGGATGCTCACCGAGACCGTCGATCGCCTGCGCGCCGAGGCTCGCGCTGTCGCCGAGGAAGCCTGAGCCAGCCGGACGCAGGACAACAACCAAGAAGGAGCCGACCATGATCCGACCGACGACCTCATTCTGCCTTCACCCGGATCTGATCGAGGAGATCAAGAAGCAGGCGGACTACGAGAACTCGTCCCGCTCCCGGTTCGTCGAGCGAACCCTCGCTCGGGCGCTCGGGCTGGACGAGATCGCAGGCGACCCGATCATCGTCCTCCCGCCGCCTCGCCGCCGGTGGGGTCGCCGCTCCTGAGGGATCGCAGCAGCGGTCCGTGATCTGGCACGGGCGACTACGCTAGGGGCGTGGCTCTCGGCGAAGCGCGGGTAGAGATCGTCCCGGATCTGTCGAAGTTCGACGATCTGCTGAGCAAGGGCATCGAAGCCGCGATGCGGCAGGCATCGTCCACCGTCGACGATGCGACCGCAGAGATCGCAGCCTCGTTCGACAGCGCAGCCGAGGCGGCAGCAGAGAGCCTGTCGAACATCGCAGCCGGGGTCGATCTCGACTCGCTCGCTGCGGCAGGCGACGATGCGTTCGCCAGCCTGAGCGATGCAGCCGACTCCGCCGGGTCCGACATCGACGATGCGCTCTCCTCGGCAGCGGACTCGGCGAACGAGTCGCTGAGCGGTGTCGACGGTGACGGGTTCGCGCCGGTCACCGACTCGGCGGACAAGGCAGCGACCGAGGTCGAGGGTGCGTTCGGCGAAGCGACCGAGAACGTCACCGAACTCCTGAACAACCTCGACTTCGGGAAACTCGCCGTCGGGGTCGGAGCGGTTCTCGGAGCGGTCGGGTCGTTCAGCGCGCTGAAGGACGGGACTCTCGACGCCGAAGCGTACAACAGCCAACTCGCGATCGCCCGGGTCACCCTGGAGAACATGGGCGACACCGCCGGGATCACGACCGGGCAGATCGAGGAACTCGCTCAGAACATGGAGATGACCCTCGCGATCGACGACGCGCAGGTCATCACCGCAGCAACAACGCTCGCCCGGTTCGGAGTTGCCACCGAGGAGAATCTCGGCGGAGCGCTCACCCTCGCAGCGGACCTCGGGACCACCCTCGGCGGTGATGTCACCTCCGGGGCAGAGTTCCTCGCCCGTGCGCTGGAGAACCCTGAGCGAGCCTTTCGACGGCTCCGGCAGCAGGGTCTCACCTTCGACGAGGAGACACAGCAGCAGATCCTCACGATGCGTGAGGCAGGCGATGTCGCCGGGGCGCAAGCGCTCACGATGGAACTCCTAGAGGGCAAGATCGGCGGCGTCACGCTGGCATCCGTCGACAGCACAGCGAAACTTCAGGCGGCGTTCGACAATCTGAAGCAGACGATCGGCGGGCCGATCATCGCTGCGATCGACTCGGTCACCCCGCAACTCATGGAGATGTTCGACGCGATCGGCCCGGCAGCGGAAGCGTTCGGCACCGTCCTCGGCGATGTCCTCGTCGCCTTCGCCCCATTCCTAGAGATCGTCGTCCAGCAACTCGGGAACGTTCTCGACTCCGTCGCCCCGCTGCTCGCGATCCTCGGCCCGCTCGGCGACATCTTCGGAGTGATCGCCACGGTCGTCGGCGAACTCCTCGCCGGAGCGCTCGACGCGCTGCTCCCGATCGTCGACCCGCTCATCGAAGCGTTCTCACAGATCGCCGGTATCGTCGGCGAATACTTCGCAGGGGTCCTGAACATCCTCGTCCCGATCCTCGTGCAGGTCGGCGAGATCCTCGGCGGCACCCTCGCCGTCCTCCTCCCGCCGCTCATCGACATCTTCGACACCCTCGCAACGGCGATGCTGCCGATCGTGGACCTCCTCGGCGGGGTCCTCGCTTCGGTCCTTGACGCGCTCGCTCCGGTCCTCCCTGCGATCGCTGAAGCGGTCGGACGGCTGGCGACAGCGCTCGCCGAACTCCTCGTCGCCCTGCTGCCGATCCTGACCCCCTTCCTGGAACTTGCGGTCGTGCTGATCGACAAGGGTCTCGCCCCGGTCCTGCTCCTCGTCGCCGAGGCGCTCGTCTTCGTCGCCGACGCGCTCGCGAAGGTCATCGAGTTCATCACCCCCTTCGTGCAAGCGCTCGTACAGTCCGGGGTCGACAGGTTCCGGGGTGCGCTAGAGAGTCTCGCCCCGATCATCGAGAAGGTCGGCGGGTTCTTCGTCGACGCGTTCGGGAAGATAAAGGACGCGCTGTCCTCCGTCGGCGCGTTCTTCGCTGAGGTCTGGGGGGCAATCGAGGTCGTCCTACAGCCAGTTCTCCGCATCCTGGAGATCGGCTTCGGCGTCGCGCTCGGAATCGCCGTCCTCCTGTTCACCCACCTGAAAGATGTAGCGGTCGACGCGTTCGACGGGATCAAGGCGATCGCCGAGCCGATCCTCGGCTTCCTCGGCGAAGCGTTCTCCTTCGTCGGCGAGATCGCGAGCACCGTCTTCGGCGCGCTGCAGGACACCGTCTCGGTCGTCTTCGGCATTATCCAGACGATCGCGACTCCGATCATCGAGGGCATCGGCTGGCTGTTCGACAAGGTCATCGGCGGAATCCGCTCAGCGATCGAAGCGCTCACCCCGATCTTCGACGCTGTCTTCGGCGGGCTGAAGACCATCGCCGAGGCAGCCTTCGGACCGATCGTCGACATCATCAAGGGAGCGATCAACGGAGTCCTATCCGGCATCGAAACCGGAATCAACTTCGGGGTCCGGGCGATCAACACGCTGATCGACGGAGCGAACAAGGTCCCCGGCGTCGACATCAGCCCGGTCGGCGAAGTCTCGATCCCGAGGCTCGCGAACGGTGCGATCGTCGCCTCGCCGCTGCTCTCCGTCGTCGGCGAAGCCGGACCGGAAGCGGTCATCCCGATCAGCCGTCCCGCTCGGGCGTTGGAACTCCTAGAGCAGTCCGGACTCGCAGCGCTCGTCCGCTCGCAAGGCATGAACGGTCCCGCCGTTGCGATCGGGCAGGCGACTTTCGTGCAACCGACCGACCTGGACCTCCTCGCTCAGAAGGTCCTCGTCGCTGAGAAGGCGAGGGCGTTCGCCGCATGATTTACCTCGACGACCCTGATCTCGGGACCCTTGATCTCGACTGCGGTGACGGCTATGTCGTCTCCGAGTTCACGATCGGCTGGCCCGCCGAGCGCCCCGTCGTCCGCTCTCGGGCGCTGACCGACGGGGTGATCGACACGACCCGGTATGTCGGCAATCGAGCGGTGACGGTCGCGCTGCGGCTCGACAACACCGGCTGCGCTGGCTTCGCAACGCAGGATCTGCTCGATCTCGTCACCCCCTATCTGTCTCCTCGCCGCCGCCCTCGGCTCGTCTGGAGCGTCGATCAGACCCCGTCGAATCCGCTGCACATCCGCTCGTTGGAGATCCGGGGGGTGGACGCTCCATTCACGGTCAACGCTCCGAAAGCGCTCACCCTCGTCTGTCAATGGGTGGCGACCGAATCGTTCTCCCGAGCGCTGGACGAGACCTGCGCGATCGCGCAACTCACCGGAGCCGCCGAAGGCGGGCGAGCCTACAATCTGACCTACGACCGGACCTACCCGGCGTCCTCGCCTTTCGGCGTGACCTACTTCACCCCGAGCGGGAATGCGCCGATGACCTGGACCGGGACGGTGACGGGTGCGCTCGTCGACCCGGAACTCCTTGTGAATGGGGTGACGATTCAGTTCTCCGGGCTATCCATCACCGCAGGGCAGACGATCAACATCGACACGCAGGCTCGGACGATTCTCAGGAACAACGATCCCTCAGACAGCGTCTACGATCTGACGAACTTCCAGGCGTGGACCTGGGACGATCTGCTCCTCCAGCCGGGACAGAATCAGATCCGTCTAGAGGCGGCGTCGTCCTCAGGCGGCTCGCCTGCTTTCACGCTCTGCTACTACGACCGCTGGCACATCTAAGGTCGAAGCGTGCAAGTCCCCTACCAGGTCGGGATCGGTCCGGCGTCCGGCGCAGCGCCGACCCTCACCCTGTCGATCTTCGATTCGTGGACGCTGAGCAGGAATCTCGACGACGGCTGCTCGTTCTCGTTCTCCTGCCCGGGCGACTCATTCGTCGGCGCAGCGATCAGCGAACTCGACACCGATGTCTGGGTGTATCAGGACTCGGTCCTCATCGACCGCTTCCGCATCGCCGAGGTGCAGCAGACCTGGAACGCGGACGGGCGAGACGATGTCTCAATCTCCGCCGTCTGCTACCGGCGCATCCTCGCTTCGCGCTTCGTTGTCTCGCCGCTCTCCTACACGGCGACCTCGCAAGGGACGATCGTCTGGAACCTGATCTCGCACACTCAGGCGCAGACGAACGGGAGCCTCGGAATCACCCTCGGCTCGTCCGGTCCGGCGACGCTCAGGACCCGCTCCTACGATGTCGGGCAGAACATCCTAGAAGCGATCACCGATCTCGGGACGATCGCAGGCGGGATCGTCTGGGACATCGACGGCAGTCGAGTCCTGACCGTCCGAACCGCCGACCAGTTCCCGGTGCAGCCGCAGCCTGCTGTCCTCGGGGTGAATGTGGACGGGCTGAGCCGACCCTCAGGTGCGGCGCGCTTCGCGAATGTGGCGATCGTCTCCGGCGACGCGATCGCGACGACCCTGCAGATCACCCCGGCGCCGACCCTCGGCGTCGACCCGCGCGGCCGGTGGGAGCGCTACGCAGGCTTCCCGTCTGAGACGACGCAGACAGCGTTGCAGCAGGCAGCGAACGGGATCATTGAGACAAGCCAGTCCCCGGCGGTGATCTGGAGTCTTAGTCTCGTCCCGGACCGCTACTGGACGGACAGCGCATACGGTCTCGGCGACTTCATCACGATCGTCCCGCCGCTCACCACCGTCGCTCCGCTCGGACCTTCCGTCCCGGTTGAGGCGCAGATCATCACTCAGGAGATCACGATCTCCGCCGATGGAGAAGCGGTCGTCACGATGACTGCGATCGAGACTCCGCATCCGCCAGCGCCGACCGTCGTCACCAATGCAGCGACCTCCTTCACCACGACAGGCGCCACGCTGAACGGCGACCTCACCGTCGCAACCGGAGTCGTATCCGCGCGAGGCTTCGTCTTCTCCTCCACGAACCCTGTTCCGACGATCGGCGGCGGCGGCGTCACTCAGGTCACCGTCGCCGGAACCGGCGCAGGAGCGTTCTCCTCAGCGCAGACCGGCCTCTCCCCGGACACCATCTACTACGTGCAGGCTTTCACCGTCTCGACCTCTGGGACCTCCTACGGCGGGGTGCAGACCTTCGTCACCGGGATCACCTTCGACTACATGGTCGTCGCAGGCGGCGGCGGCGGCGGCACGACAACAGACCGCACCGCAGGCGGCGGCGGCGGCGGCGGTCTGCTGACAGGGACGCTGACCCTCGCACGAGGCGCGCTCGCGACGACAACGATCGGAGCAGGCGGCGGCGGCGGGACGCAAGGCTCAGCGTCGCAATGGTCAACGATCATCAGCACCGGCGGTGGGCGAGGCGGCTCGTCCGGTCTCGGTGGCGTCGGCGGCACCGGCGGCTCCGGTGGCGGTGGGATGCACAGCAGCACCGGTGGAGCAGGCACCGCAGGGCAAGGCTTCGCAGGCGGCAACGGCTACGACTCCGGGAACATCAACCTAATGTTCGGCGGCGGCGGCGGCGGCGGAGCAAGCAGCGTCGGCAGCAATGCGAGCAACAGCACGACCGGCACCGCAGGCAGCGGCGGCTCAGGCACAGCCGTCGTTCTGGACAATGTGCTCCGCTTCTACAGCCGAGGCGGCGGCGGAAGCGCGCAGTACGGTCCGTCCGCAGCAACCTACAACCGAGGGTCCGGCGCAGGAGCAGGCGGGCGAGCGCAGAGCGAAGCCTACGCAACCCCGATAGTGAACGTAAACGGCGGCTCTGCGCCAGCGAACGAAGGCGGCGGCGGTGGCGCTCAGGTGCGAGCAGGAGCGACCGGGACGATCTCGACCGTCGGCTCCGGCGGAAGCGGACGAGTGATCGTCCGCTACCTGGCATCGCTGCCGACGCTCACCGTCCCCGGCGGGATCACCTTCACCACCGGCACCTACACCATCGGCGCTACCCTCTACCGCTACTACGACTTCACCGCCGGAACCGGCTCGGTCACAATCTGACATGGCGCACTACGCATTCCTAGATTCAGCGAATCTCGTCACCCATGTCATCGTCGGCATCGACGAGGATCAGCCGACATCGGACGGGCGAACCTGGGAAGAGTTCTACGCAGGCATCGTCGGGCAGCCGTGCAAGCGGACCTCATACAACACGCAGGCGGGAGTCCATCGGGACGAGACGGGCGAGCCGGACGAGGGAGAGCCGTTCCGCATGAACTACGCAGGGATCGGCTACCTCTACGATCAGGTTCGGGACGCATTCATCCCACCGAAGCCGCACCCGTCGTGGCTGCTCGATGAGAGGACCTGCACCTGGGTAGCGCCTTTCCCTGAGCCGGACCACGACGGACCTTGGTACTGGGACGAAGCGGACCAGTCCTGGACTGCGTCTGAGGACGAGCAGCAATGAGTCGCCCGCGCTCGACGACAACGCCTGTTGATGAACTCGGAGCGATCCTCGCCGACCTGAAGGCGCGCATGACCCGGGTCGAGCAGCAGTCGCACCTCCACCCGGCGTCCGGTCCGGGAGGACTCGTGCCCGTCGGCACCGTCTTCGCTTTCGGCGGAGCCGCAGCGCCGACCGGCTATCTGCTCGCGTCTGGCGGGACGCAGTTGATCGCAACCTACCCGGATCTCTGGGGAGTCTTCGGCACAACCTACGGCGGCAATGGGACCACGACATTCGGCATCCCTGATCTCCGAGGGCGAGTGATCGCCGGGGTCGACAACATGGGCGGCGTCGCAGCGAACCGGCTCACCGCCACGACGATGGCGCCGAACGGCAACACCCGAGGCGCAACCGGCGGAGCGCAGACCGGAGCGCACTACCACATGCTCCCGGTCGGCGCCGATGGTGCGAACGCTTTTATCGTCGATTCCTTCGCCACCCCTGCGACCGATGTCATCGTCGTGAACCGGTGGGCCGGTGCAGGTCTCGCCGTCGCTGGCGCTCGCCGCTCTGCGTCCGACAACACAACCATCGACCGGACGCAGCCGACGCTCCTCCTGAACTACATCATCAAGACCTGAGGAGGTCCGGTGCCGACGATCGACCTTCGCTCCCTCTACTGGTGGACTGGGGACACGACCCCGACGCCGATGCCCGACGACGAGTTCGCCGAGCGCACCCGCACGCTCCGCCGAGGCGCGCTCCAACTCTCCGACTGGCGGGTCCTGCCCGACGCTCCCGACGATCCTGCTCCGTGGGTCGCCTACCGGGCCGCGCTCCGAGACGGACCGGCGATCCTCGCCACCCGGGACGGCGATCTCGTCACTCTCCCTGATCCGCCCGACGAGGCGGACGACGCGCCTCAGGTAGACTGAGCGCATGGCATTCCAGCCGCTCTGGCTTCAGAACCTCACCTACCCGGCGCGGTGGGACCGGATCGTCTTCGACAACATCTGGAGCGCTGGCACGCTCGGCACCGCTGCGCTGCAAGTCACCCAGTCGACCGTCCCGGCGATGACCGTCCAGGTCGCCGCCGGGGTCGCTGTCATCACCGGCACCGACCAATCCTTCCAGGGCAAGTACCTGGTCAGAGAAGAAGCAGCGACGACCGGCGTCGCCATCGGCGCCGCTCCCGGCTCAGGGCAGCGGAACGACATCGTCGGGATCAGGGTCCGAGATCCTAACGCGACGGGTCCCGCAGGGAACGACGCGGTCATCACCGTCGTCGCTGGCACGCCTTCAGCGTCGCCGGTTGACCCGACGCTTCCCTCCTCGTTCTTGTCGCTCGCTCGGGTGCGGGTCCCTGCTGGCACCGCTTCGATCACGAACGCTCTGATCGACGATCTCCGGGTCCCGGCTGCGCTCACCCATCCGAACACTGTCCCGCCTGGAGCGCTGCAAGCGGGAACCGTCGGGAGCGCTCAGATCATCGACGGCTCGATCGCTCTCGCCGACCTCGCCGCAGCGGTGCAAGCGCTCCTCGTCCCGTCTGGGACGATCTCGGCGACGATCGCTGCGAGCGCGCCGACAGGCTGGCTGCTCCTCAACGGCGGCACCATCGTCGGCGGGTCGGCCACCTACCCGGGGCTGTGGGCGGTCGCCCCGGCTGCGTGGAAGGTCGGCGCCGATCTCGTCCTCCCGGACTGGCGCGGACGAGCGATCATCGGCGCAGGAGCCGGTGCCGGTCTCACGAACCGGGTGCTCAACTCGGTCGGCGGCTCGGAGAACCTGCAGCAGCACGACCACCAGATCACGCTCATCGGCACGACGAGCACCGTCCACACTCACGACGCCGGGACCGGAGCGATCGCTCAGGCAGGCGTCGGCATGATCCCCGGCGCTGTCGGAGCGACCTCCAACACCGGCACCGGCAGCGCTCAGAACATGCAGCCGTGGGCTGCTGCGAACCTGATCGTGAAAGGCTGACCGATGCGACTCACCGACGAACTCCTCGCACGAGGCATTCGCCCGATCGTTGACCGGCACGCGCTTCGGCGAGGGCAGGGCGCTCCCTCGCAGATCACCGTCGACATCACCGAGCCGATGCCCGGAGGTGATCTCCTCGGCGTCGCAATGTTCAGCCCGACCCCGGCTGCGGTGGCGATCACAAGCAGCGGTCGAGTATGGGTCCTCACCGGTGGCGAGACCGGCAAGGTCGTTGCCGAGGAAGGCGCTCCCGAGGAGACCATCGAAGCCGTCGCCGCTGCTCTGGCTGCGCTGATTCCTCAGGATGCGGCAGCAAGCGGCGCAGACGCCTCCAGAATCGACGCAGAGCCGCTCGGAGCGGCAGAGAGCACGGATCAGCCTGAGGCGGCTGCGGAGCCTGCTAGCGCAGGGAAGCGGCGGCGGAAGCAGGCGCCGGTCGAGGACGCCACGAGCGAGGAGGAGGAGGAGGACGCCGGTGCGGTTGTGGAGCCGTGAGGAGTGGGGCGCTCGCCCGCCGAAGAACACCCCGAACCCTATCTATGGTGCGAAGGGTCTCGTCGTCCTGCATCACACCGTCACCCCGCAGCCCGGGACCCCGGACGACGGAGCCGCCTGGTGCCGAGAGATTCAGGGTTGGCACATGGACGGCAACGGGTGGAACGACATCGGCTACAACTTCCTCGTCGGCGCAGGCGACGGCTATGTCGGTCGCGGTTGGGGGATCGTCGGCGCACAATGCGAGGGCTACAACTCGCAGTCGCACGGGATCGCATTGCTCGCGAACGGCGAGCAAGCGCCGGTCTCCGACGCTGATCTGCGAGCGGTCGCAGCGCTCATCCGGGAAGGACTCGGCAACGGGTGGATCGACCCCGCATGGTCGCTCGTCCCGCACGGCGATCTCAACGCGACCGCCTGCTGCGGCGGCTACATCCGAGCGCAGATCCCGACGATCATCGAATACGTCAACGGAGGAGGACCCATGACCCCGACCGAGGAAGCCGTCCGAGCCGCCTATCTGAAGTGGGCTTTCCGGGAGCCGGACGCCGGGGGTCTCGCCTACTGGTCGGCGCAGATCGACTCCGGCGCCTGCACCCTGGAGTATGTAATCCAGTCCCTCGTAAACGCTGAGGGCTGGGATCGGCTGGCTCAGGCGGCGGGTCTGCGATGAGTCGCGTCGCATGGCTCGACATCGCTGAGCGAGTCGGCTTCACCTGGCTCCAGAGTTTCGTCGGTCTCCTCGCGCTCGATCAGACCGGCGCGCTCGGCGACATGGATTGGTCGCTGTGGCGGCACGCTGCCGCCTCGGCGACAGTCGCTGCGCTCTCTGCGCTGAAGGGTGCGCTCGCCTCAGCGCGCACGGGAGGAGCGAGCGCAGGGTTCGGTCCGCAGCGTCCGAGCATGTAGGCTTCCGGGCGCAGCGTGGTGGCTGTGGTGCTCAGCCCGTAGTGCTGGCGGGCTGAGGTGGGAGCCGACCCCTCTAGTGGGTCGGCTTCTGCCGTTTTCGGCGGCTGCTGCTTTCTGCGCCTCGGACGTTGCAAGCGCTCGCAAGGCTTGCTAGATTCATCTTCATGAACAGCACCAGCACCACCGAGCGCATCTTCCCGATGCACGACATCATCGACTCGATGAGCGGCGCCGTCGCTCATCTCTCCTACCGGTTCCGCCTGGACGAGCACGGCGCCTGGTATTCGCTCTGCGGGAAGGTCGTCACCGGCTTCCGAGTCGGGACCCTGGACGACACCGATCACGAGCGGATCTGCCGCTCCTGCGAGCGGAAGGCGATCGGGCGATGAATCGTGAAGCGCATCGGCTCGTCACCTCCGACGATTGGTCGGCATGGCGGAAGGCGCAGGACTCGTGCGAGTTCGCCGCCCACGAGGCGAAACTCGTCCTCGGCTTCATCCGAGCGCGCGCCGCTCGTAATCAGCGCACGACGCGTGCCACGCTCCGAGAAGCGCTTGCCGCCTACAAGTCAGAACTCCTGAGCGATGATCCGAGCGTCTCCCTCAGCGTCGCTCGCCTCGTCGATGAACTAGTCGCCTTCCGCCTCGCTCCGCTCGTGGAGCACGGCTTCGTCGAGGTCGAAGGCGTCGGAGAGTGGAGGATCGCCGGTCGGCTGCGCCTGACAGGGCGAGGCGAGCGCATCGCAGCAGCGCTCCTCGGACGCATCGTGAACGACGAGGTGCGGCTCTGCTGCCTGCCGCAAGAAGCGCCCGACCTCCTCATCGTCTCCTGCCTCCACCGAGAGCACGAGACGACCGAACGATCTCTGCCGGTCCGCTGGTGATCGGAAGCCGTCGATGGTCCCCGCTCCGGCGGGTCGGGTTCGATTCCCGAGACGGCACGACGCTCGGAACAGCCGAGCGCATGAGCAAGGAGCAGCGATGCCGTATCCCGCAACCCCGAACCGGCGCCTCATCCGAGGCTTCTCGGTTCACCCGTCCGTGATCGCCATGATCGAAGAAGAAGCGAAGCGCCGAGCGATCTCCCGCTCCCGGGTCGTCGAAGAAGCGCTCGCTCGGCACTTCGGTCTCGGCACCGGCTACGCAGCCGCTGAGCCTGCTCAGCGCCCGACCCTCGCCGGGCAGGCGACAGCATGAGCGCCAGCACCGCAGCCACCACGCCCGAGCAGGACCCGACGACCTGGGGAGTCGCTGAGACCTTCCTCCAATACGTCGCCCGTCTCGCCGTCGTTTCCCTCGGCGCAGCCGACGATGAGCAGGAGCAGCAGGCACGATGATCGGCTTCGTCGAAGCGACCCCCGGCTACCCGTTCTGGCAGTTCGCTCTCGCCAGCCTCGCTCTGATCGGTCTCCTCGCCGTTGCGCTCGCAACGCTAGAGGGTAGGATCAGCGACCTGGACGACGACGAGTCCTGACGCGACGAGGGCGACACCCCCTTCGGAGCGCCGCCCTCGTCTTCCGTCCGCCCACGCCATGAGAGGAAGGATCGCCACCACCCTAGCACCAGCACCCCGGCAATGCCGGATGACAGCACCAACAGATGAGCGGCGCAGGTGGGTCACCCGTTACGAAGTGGGAGAACACTCATACCGCCATCGACCGATCGTCGATTCCGAGACGAGCAGCGCTCGCTCTCGCAAGGCGCACCGAGGTCGATGGCCCCGAGCCGATGGCAACATCGTCGGGCCGACGCTGACCGGGCAGTCTCCCGGGGAGGGTGCGGCAGACCGAGAGGGATGCCGTGGCACGCTCGCTCTACCTGTAGCGCCATGCGCTGATCTGAGACCCTGACCGCTTCGGTCCTGTGCTCACCCGTTCGTCTCACCCCCGACGAATGGGGAGGGACCTCATGCCCGAACGACCCCTCCCGCTCCATCCTGTAAAGTGGACGGAGTCGGAAGGAGGCTCCACATGCACCCCGCTCCCGACCCGAACGAGGAACCGAAGACCTGGCGTTGGGCGCTCGACGAGCAGACCCGCACGATCGGTCGCCGCTACATCGCCGAGTGCCGAGCGATCCTCGCCGAGATCAACGACCGCGCCACCACCGACCGCCCTGCCGACCGCTGACCGGCGCGCAAGGCGCACCCGACCGGAAGGACTATCCGTGATCCGCTTCATGATGACCGTCGCCATCCTCCTCGCCTGCCTGCTCCTCGCATGGGAGTGCGGCAGCAGAGCCGTCGAGAACGCAGTCGACACCCCGCTTCCGCCAGCCTTCGCCGCCGCTGGTCCCGCACCGCTCCCGGTCGATCCTGCCGACCTGCCGCCGAGCAAGACGACAACGGCTCCGCCGGTGCAAGCGCAAGAACCCGCAGCGCCTCGGCGCATCCCGACCGGAGACCCGAGCCTCGTCGCGCTCGTCGTCGCCGCCTTCCCTGAGGACCCCGACACGGCGATCCGCATCGTGTCCTGCGAGTCCGGGTGGAACCCTGAGGCGCGCTCGCCAACGAACGACACCGGCCTGTTCCAGATCAACGACATCCACCGGACGCCGAGCGGCGTCGCCGCCGGACTAAGCGTCGCCGATCTCACCGACCCGGCGACGAACATCCGCATCGCCCGCAGCCTCTACGATCAGTCCGGCTGGCAGCCGTGGTCCTGCTACTAGGAGGACGAAGCGAGCATGAGCAAGGGCAAGAAGAACGCGAAGGTCGGACACAACAGCGGGCCGCGCGTCGAGCCGACCCGAGAACGAGTGCTCCTGTACCGGGACGGGAAACTCCGGCTCGTCTGGCGAAGCCTGGACCGATGAGCGAGCGCAGCCCGACCGAGGACCGCTGGACGACGACGACTCGTCCTTCATGCGGGACGAGGCGAGGGTACGCGCGCCACCTCGACGCAGGAGAACTTCCCTGCGTCCCTTGCATCGACGCTCACCTGACCGACGAGCGCGCTCTGCGGGCTGAGTGATGAAACGCTCCGCTCCGCTTCGCCGGACCTCGCTCGCTCGGCGGACCCCGCTCGCCCGAAGCAGCCGACCCGTCCCGACGGATGCCTACGAGATCGTCGTGCTCCGAGACCGGGACTGCCGAGGACGGACCCTCGTCCCGGACCTCGCCTGTAGAGGCAGGCTCGACCCGCACCACCTGGTCCGCAGATCGCAGGGAGGGAGCGATCAACCGGAGAACCTCGTGCTCCTCTGTCGAGCGCACCACTCGTGGGTGCACGAGAACCCTGCTGCGGCGCGCTCGCTCGGTCTGCTGCGCCACGGTTGGGAAGACGAGCAGCCGGAAACTTTCTGAAGATTCTCCCGTCTCCAGCGTGCAAGCGTTAGCAAGGCTTGCTAGATTGATCCTCGTGAGCAACCCCGCCACCACCACCCGGAAGGAGTCCGACATGGACGCCACCACCACCCCCACGTTCTGCGTCTCCACGATGGCAGCCGATCAGGCTGCGGCGCTCGCGAAGGTCGAGCGTTACATCGGGAAGGTTCCCGGGTTCGCAACGACCGGCGCTACCGGCGTCCGGTCGGAGAAGCACCGGCTCTACACGGTCGAGGTCGCCGACCTCGGCGGCAACAAGAACGACGCCTGGGTCGTCCTCACCTCCTACGGGATCTCGCCCGAGAAGGCGCTCGGCTCGGTGTGGCAGTCGGTCACGGGTGTCGGCTGCTGACCGCAAGGCGGCACCGCTGCCAGCGGCTCTCGCTCCGGCGAGTCGGGTTCGATCCCCGAGGCAGCACGACGAGGCAGGCAGCCTCGCAGACCAAGGAGCAGGCAGCATGGCAGCAGCGATCTACATCACGGATGGCGCTCAGATCCGAGAGGTGTTCCGCAACTCCTACGCAACCGGACGCGAGCGCCTCACCCCGCATCAGCGCGATGTCTACGATCGCCTCGCGCGGCGGACGAAGGACGACGCGTACATCCTCGGGACCGCGTTCGGGTGCGTCGGTGCGCTCGATCGGTTGGTGCTGAAGGGTCGCGCTGAGCGTGCGCTCGTGATCGGCGAGCGAGGCGGATGGCTCTACTACTACCGGGCGATCTGATCGGCACCCGCTGCCAGCGGCTCCCGCTTCGGCGGGCTGCGTTCGACTCGCAGGGCAGCACGATGGAGGAGAGTCCTCCACGAGCAAGGAGCAAGCCATGACCACCACGACCCGCCTCGGGCACGCTGAGAACGCCAGCCACGAGGACGGAACCGCCGTCGCTCGCATCCGCACTCAGAACGCCTGGGTCCGAGCGACGCACTTCACCCACCCCGAGGAGAAGCGCGCTACGTTCGGTCACCCGGGCGAGTTCGCTGAGATCGTCCTCCACGATGTCGCCTCGGTCAGCGTCGTCTCCGAGGAGACCTCGGACGGTAGCCCGACCATCGAACTCGTCACGCAGGACATCGACGGCAGGACCTGCTACATCAGGATGTTCGGCATCGACGCGCTCGCCATCGTCTCAGCGCTCGTGAAGGCTGCGACGGAATGAGCACCCCGACGCCGCAGCGGACCCTGTGGGACATCTTCGCCGAGGAAGCGCAGACGGCCACCCCACCGCCACCCGTCGAGATCGACTGCCCGATGTGCGCCGGTCACGGCAGGATCGTCCCGAGCCTCGCTCATGCCCGACGCTCAGACCTGCAGACAGCCAGAGAAGCAGGCGCAGCGCAGGAGGACTCCGTCCGCTTCCACGAAGGCTCCAGGCAAGCGAGAGCGCTCCGAGAGATCGCCAGCGGTCCCGGGACAGCGCTCGCCATCGCTCACCGGGTCCTCGGAGCGGACACCCCGCTCGCAAGGATCGAAGGGATGCGCCGTCGCGTCTCCTCGCTCGCCCGCCTCGGACTCGTGCAGGACAGCGGGTTGCGTCGGGCGAACGCCGGATCGACGCGCCTCGCGATCGTCTGGGAGATCACGACCGCCGGGAGGGAAGCGCTCGTCCGGCTGAGCCGCACCGGTTGGAGCGCATGAGGCGTCGCAGAAACTTTCTGCAGATTCTTTGTGCTCCGGCGTGCAAGCGTTAGCAAGGCTTGCTAGATTGATCCTCGTGAGCAACACCGCCACCAACGAAGGAGCAAGCACCATGACCACCACCACCACCACGCTCGACATGATCCCCGAGATCCTGACCGCCTTCGGTCTCGACACCAACGACCGACCGGTCGCCTACCAGATCATGAAGCTCGTCGAAGGCGTCCTCGCCATCGAGCGGGCGCAGCACGACGTGCTCCGGCTCACGAGCCAGATCACCGACGAGTGCGCCAACATCGAGCGGCAGGCGCAGCAGGGTCAGATGCTCAACACCTCCTGGGTGGCGAGCAACACGAAGTCGCTCTGCGACGCAGCGCTCACCCTCGACTTCACCGCTAAGGGTGTGCGCGAGGCGTGCTACGCGCTGAGCCTGCTCGTCGCCGACGACGCCTCCGCCGAACTTCGGAAGGTGCTGATCGCCCTCGTGATGCCCGCAGCCTGAGCGGCACCCGCTGCCAGCGGCTCCCGAGCGATCGGGTCGGGTTCGACTCCCGAGGCAGCACGACGAGGCAGGCAGCCTCGCAGAAGCAAGGAGCAAGCAATGAGCACCACGATCGCCCGCCTCCAGATCCACACGATCAACGGCAAGGACATCACGATCACCGGCACGACGGTCGCGAATGTCTACCGCTGCGTCCTGAGCGAGCGTGAGGACTCTGACACGCTCGGCGGCTGCGCCTGGAAGGATCGGGTCGCCGTCGCAGAGATGGAGGTCAGCGATGCCGACTCCGAGCACCGGTACGCTCTCGACATCCGAACGCTCCACGATCTCGCCGACCTGGCTCTGTTCTACCTTTCGACGGAGGACTGAGCCAGAGCGTGCAAGCGCTCGCAACGCTTGCTAGGATGATCCGCATGAGCAGCACCACCACCACCCGCCGCAACCGGCAGACCGGCACCCTCATCACCGTCACCTCCGCCGCCGCTGAAGGACTCGACCCGGCTACTCCGTGGGTCACGATCTGCGAGGACCACGGCGGCTGCATCGGGCATTACACGCTGCGAGAGGCTCGGGACTGGGCGGCTGAGCCTGCCGCCTGGTGCGACGGCTGCGCCGAGGCGCACAGCCTCGCAGGCTGAGCAGCAGCGGCGCCAGCGGCTCCCGGGCAACCGGGTCGGGATCGTCTCCCGAGGCGCCACGATCTGAGCGGCACCCCGCCGCCAGACGCAACAAGCAAGGAGCCACCATGACCACCGGATTCAGCAGCAAGCGCGGCCCGCGACCTCTCCCGGGCGACAACCGCCGGGTCTCCGTCCTCCTGCCCGCCGAGGTGCTGGAGCAGATCGAAGCGAAGGCGGCAGCGGTCTACATGAAGCCGACCGACTACCTGCGCTTGCAGATCATCACGAGCACACTCGGCGGGTAGCCTCAGCGGGCGGCGCTCGTGAGCGAGCGGCACGGCTAGCCCGTTGTCCCTTCGGGTGAAGGGAGCCTGCGCTGCTCGTCTAAGCAGGGCGGAGCAGCGTCAACGGTCGTGCTTGTGCCGAAGGCAGCCCGCCGTGCCGCTCGCCTGCGAGCGCCGCTCAGAAAGCAGCGCAGCCGCTGCCGATGGTCCCCGCTCCGGCGGGCGAGGTTCGATTCCTCGGGCAGCACGACGAAGCCGAGAACCGCTCGGCTCGATCAGCGAGGAGCAAGCCATGACCACCACCCCGCAATCCGAGACGATCGCAGCAGTCGCCGCAGCCTTCGTCGCCGCCTCAGCCGAACTCGACGACATCACCAAGCGACGGAAGGCGACGATCGCCAGCAGCAAGGGCGCATCGTTCGGCTACACCTACGCTGATCTCGCCGATGTCCTCGCCTCCTGCCGACCGACTCTCGCTCGGCACGGTCTCGCTCTCCTGCAGCCGATCGCCACGAGCGACGACGGCCACTCCGTCGAGATCCGCACCGTCCTCCTCCACTCGTCCGGCGAGTGGCTCGCCAGCCCGACTCTGCGCCTGCCCGCCGGACGGACCGCTCAGGAGACCGGCTCCGCTGTCACCTACGGGCGCCGCTACTCCGCCCTCGCATTCCTCGGTCTCGCCGCCGAGGACGACGACGGCGCCAGCGCCGCACCCCGCCAGCAGGCAGCCGGACGACCGGCGCAGCGCCCCACCCGCCCGCCGCAGGACGACTCGTGGCGTCCCTTCGACGGAGTCGGCGAAAGCACCCGCACCCCGGAGCAGCCGAGCAGCGAACGCTCCGACGCCGAAGCAGGCATCCGAGAACTCGTCGCCGGAGTGAAAGCAACCTACGGCACCGACGCCTGGTCCGATCTGCGCTCCCGCTTCCACGCAGAGTTCGGACCCCTCGCCGATCTCCCGGTCGCTCAGCACGATGTCGCGCTCCGCTGGGTAGAGGCTGCGGTCACGAGCCTCGACACGACCGCAGAAGCCGGTGCGCGATGACCCGGCAGCAGAGCAAGCCAGACGCGAGGACGAGGATCGCTCGGCTCGTCGACCGGGCGGTGCCAGCGATTCAGCATCGCCTCGATCTCCTCGACGAACTCACGATCGCGCATCGGGACGACATCGAAGGGATCGCCTGGTGGGACGCTCAGCGAATCCACGAGCAGACGCTGCGCGGCGGCTCCTTCCATTACTCGACGCTCACCCGGGAAACCTGGGGGTCGCACATCCGAGGAGGGTATGTCCTCGGCGGGACCGCCCCGCCGCTATTCCTCGTCGTCCCTGAGCGCAACTACAGCGACTTCACGAGAGAGACCCACGCCTGGAGGGTCGTCGTCTTCGGCTTCGCCCGCTACCTCCCGCAGAGCCTCGACGCGAACCTTCTGCTCCTCACCGGCAAGGCAAGCCACTACGGCATCTTCCGCATCGACAGCGAGAGCCACGACACCGCCCTCCCGATCGAAGGCGGAACCGCCCGAGGCGCAGCAGCCGAAGCGCGTCGCCTCGCCTTCCTCGTCGCGCAGGAACTCTCCGCAACGATCGAAGCCTTTGCCCGAGCACGATGGACATGAGCGAGCCAACCTGCGAAGAAGCCGAGCGCCTCGCGACGCAGATCATGGCAGGCGCTACCGGCCTCGACGGACGAAGGATCGCTGCCACCCTGAGCCGCCACTACGCTCGCCTATGCGCCTGCGAGCAGCCGAGCAGGCTCACCCCCCACAACCGGTGAAGGCTGGCAGCAAGCGGCAAGCGACGCTAAGGTGCGGCAACCGGCACGACTAGGAGACACGCCCGATGATCGCCCCGGACCTCCGCCCGCTCGCTCAACCGATCGACAACCTCAGCCTCCTCCCCGGAAACCCGAGGCGCGGTGACATCGAAGCCGTCGCCCGCTCCTACGAACGCTTCGGTCAGCGGAAGCCGATCGTCGCCCGGCGAGACGGAACCGTAATCGCCGGGAACCACCAACTCCAGGCAGCGCGCTCGCTCGGCTGGACGGAGATCGCCGTCGTCTTCGTCGATGACGACGAGACAACCGCCCGAGCCTTCGCGCTCGCCGACAACCGGACCGCCGACCTCGGCTTGTACGACAACGACGCGCTCCTCGATCTCCTCCAGGAAGTCGCCGTCGTCCCGGACCTCCTGCTCGCCACCGGGTACAGCGCAGCCGATCTGGAAGCGCTCTCCGTCCTCACGACGCCGCCATCCCTCGACGATGTCTTCGACGAGATCGGCGACATGAACGAGGACGATGAACTCTTCCGGGTGACGCTGAAGGTCAGCAAGAAGAACGCAGACGCGCTGAACAGCATCCTCAGCGTCGCTGATTCCCACGACGAAGTCGTCGAGCGATGGCTGAATCTGTGAGCGCAGCCGAGACGGACGATGTGCACATCGACCTCCCGGTGAACACCCTGCTCTCCTTCCACTACTTCCGAGAGCACGACATCGGGCAATACGCAGAGTGGGGTCTCCGGCTGATCGGCGACTCCGGCGCTTTCTCCGCCGCATCGCAAGGCGCGCACATCGACCTCGACGAGTTCTACGAATGGGCGGCACGATGGAGGAGCGCCCTGTTCTGGACTGCGAGCCTCGATGTCATCGGCAACGAGGAAGCGACCCTGCGGAACTGGAAGGCAGCACCCCGGCACCTCGGCCTCGTCCCGACCGTCCACTACGGGGCGGAGCCGAAAGCGCTTCACCCCTATGTCGACGAGGGAGTCGACTTCCTCGGGCTGGGCGGCATGGTCCCGCATAAGAGCGAGCCGAAACGGCTGCTCCGGTGGGCGCTCTCGATCATGCGCTACGCGCAGGAGAACTTCCCGCACCTCCGCTTCCACGGGTGGGGGGTCACGCACCCGGACCTCATGATGAATCTTCCGTGGTGGAGCGTCGACTCGTCCGGCTACTCCGCTGCTTTCCGCTTCGCGAACCTGCAACTCTTCGATCCGACCCTCGGGAAGCGGGTGAGTTGTCGCCTCGATGGAAAGGACGCAGCCCGCCTCGCGAACCTGCTGCGGACCTCCTACGGTCTGGACTGGCGGCGCATCGCCTCATCGACCGTCCACACCCGGCGAGATGTCACCCGGGTCGCGATCCGAGGACAACAACTCCTAGAGCAGAACCTGCAGCGTCGGTGGAAAGTGACCCCGCCTGCCAGCCTCGCTCCGCGGCTCCGAGAGCACGAGCGCGGCCCATTCCTGCACGCTGTCCTCGGCTTCCCCGGATCGCAGCCGCCTCGCAGCCTCAGCCCGACCGATCAGGACGCACCGAAAGTCGGACCCCTCATTCATGGCGTCATGGCCCGCCACCGCCACATCCTGCTACTCAAGGACAAAGCATGACCCGGACCGTTGCGATCGTCTCCGGTGGGATGGACTCCGTCTGCCTCGCCTACCACCTCCACCACGAAGGGCACTCCCTCCACCTGGTCTCCGTCGACTATGGGCAGCGGCACCGGCGCGAGATCGACTTCGCTGCGCTCTGCGCCTCCAGGCTCAGCGCGCAGCATTCCGTCGTCGACCTCTCCTCGATCACGAGACTCATCGCGACCTCATCGCTCACCGGTGGAGGCGAGATCCCTGAGGGCCACTACGCAGAAGCCACGATGAAGGCGACCGTCGTCCCGAACCGGAACATGATGATGCTCTCGGTCGCCGCTGCGATCGCCATCGCCGAGGGAGCCGACTATGTCGCGACCGGGGTGCATGGTGGAGACCATTACATCTACCCGGACTGCCGCCCTGAGTTCATCGCCGCAGCGAACGCAGCAGCGCTCGTCGGCATGAGCGGCATGTCGCCCGTTTGGAAAGGCATCGTCGCCCCATTCGTCCACCGGGACAAGGCAGGGATCGCCAGCCGAGGCGCTGAGATCGGCGTCCCGTGGGAAGACACCTGGTCCTGCTACAAGGGCGGCTCGGTTCATTGCGGGCGGTGCGGGACCTGCGTCGAACGAGCCGAAGCCTTCCACCTCGCAGGCGTTCACGACCCGACCGTCTACGAGGACCCCTCCTTCTGGAGAACCGCGACCCGGGCGGACAGATGATCGTCGTGATCTCATGCGGGCTGAGGAAACTCCGGCAGCCTGCGCCAGCGATGCACCTTTACACCGGGAACATCTTTCGCACGCAACTCGACTACGCGATGTCGCTCGCGCCGCTCTCCCGATTCTTCGTCATCAGCGCGAAGCACGGCCTCGTCAGGCTGACAACCGTCCTCGCGCCCTACGACATGAAGATCACAGACCCGGGAGCGGTTACTGCGGACGAGATCCGAAGGCAAGCCGAGGACCTCGGCATCATCGACGAAGCCGATGTGGTGACGACAGCGAACCGGCACTACACCGCTCTCATGCGGGAGGTCTGGCCCGAGATCCGAGCGCCCTTCACCTCCGGCTACTCCCGCTTCGCGAACAACCAGATCGACAAGAGCAAGAAGCGCATGAACGCTTACCAAAGGATGGTGCCATGATCGCCAGCGTCCGCCGCTTCGTTGACATCGACGCAGGGCATCGGGTCGCCCGCCATGAGACGAAGTGCCGCAACCTGCACGGCCACCGCTACCGGCTGACCGTCGATGTCTCCGGGCCGATCCTTCAGGACGACTCCCCGGAGCACGGGATGGTCATCGACTTCGCCCGGATAAAGGAGGCGCTCGCCGAGGTTCACGACCTCTGGGACCACCGGCTCCTCCTCGGCGAAGACGACCCGCTGCTCGACGCGATGCGGGATCTCCCCGGCGTCGTCGTCCTCCCATGCCAGCCAACCGCTGAGAATCTGGCAAGCCTCGCGCTGCGGCTCCTGCAGGAGCGGCTCGCTCCGCTCGTCGTCGAACGCGTCACCGTCCAGGAGACGACCGCCTGCACCGCTGAGATCCGTCGTGCCTGAGAGCCTGTCCGTCTCTGAGTTCTTCGGCCCGACCCTGCAAGGAGAAGGACCCTCGCAGGGAAGGGCAGCAGTCTTTCTCCGCCTCGGACTCTGCAATCTGGACTGCTCATGGTGCGACACCCCATACACCTGGGACTGGACCGGGAAGAATGGGGTCGCCTTCGACCGGGCGACCGAACTGAAGCGCCTCCCGCTAGAGCAGATCGTCGCATCGCTTCGCAGCCTCACCGATGAAACTGTGCGCCCGGTCCTCGTCGTCACCGGTGGAGAGCCGCTCGTCCAACAGACAGCGCTCGCAGCGCTCCTCGATCTCTGGGACGACCGCGCCGAGATCGAGACGAACGGGACGATCATCCCGAACGAAGCGCTCCTCCAGCGCAGCCGGGAAGGGCTGCTCCGCTGGAACTGCTCGCCGAAACTGGCGAACAGCGGCATCACCGAGGATCGGCGAATCAACCCCGAAGCGCTGAGCGTCCTGAGCGAGCACGACACCGCCTGGAAGTTCGTCGTCTCCACCCTCGACGACATCGCCGAGGTCGAGAACTTCCTCGCCTCCTACCTCCCGGAAGTCTCACCCGGGAACATCTGGCTCATGCCCGAAGGCACCACGCCAGACGTCCTCCTCGCTCGCATCCGGTCGTTTGTCTTCGACCAGGTCGCTCGCCGAGGATGGAATCTCTCACCCCGACTCCACGCGCTCGTCTTCGGCGACATCCGAGGGATCTGATCTCATGCGACACTTGACCTGGCAGAACATCCGAACCGAAGCAGCCCGCCTCGCCAGCCGATCACAAGGACGGAACCTTCAGCAGGTCTACGGCGTCCCGACCGGCGGAGCACCCGTCGCGATCCTCGTCGCAGACATCCTCGGACTCCCGCTAGCAGAGCAGCCGATCGAAGGCGTGACCCTGATCGTCGATGATCTCGTCGACAGCGGAGCGACCCTGAGCCGCTACCGCTCGCAAGGCTTCGTCGTCGATGCGCTCTACCGGAAACCGTACTCGCCGACGGATCTCGCACCCTTCGCGACCGAGGTCGACGAGTGGCTCGCGTTCCCGTGGGAGCGAGACGACGGAGAGCCGACCGATGCGGTGATCCGCCTCCTTCAGCACATCGGCGAAGACCCGACGCGAGATGGTCTGATCGACACGCCGAAGCGGGTCGTGAAGGCGCTGCGCGAGATGACGACCGGCTACGGTGCGGACCCGGCGCAGATCCTCGGGACCGTCTTCGATGTCCACCACGACGAGATGATCGCTGTCTCCGATCTCCCCTACTGGTCGCTCTGCGAACATCACATGCTTCCCTTCCACGGGGCAGCGACGATCGCCTATGTCCCCGCCCCCGACGCAGGAGTCGTCGGGCTGTCGAAACTCGCTCGGCTCCTCGATGCGTTCGCCCGCCGCCTGCAGGTTCAGGAGCGGATGACCGATCAGATCGCCGACGCTCTCGTCGATCACCTCTCCCCGCTCGGAGTCGGCGTCGTCGTCTCCGGCTACCACACCTGCATGTGCGCTCGTGGGATCGGCAAGGAAGGACGAATGATGACATCCTCGCTGCGGGGGGTCATGCGCCACGACGCGCAAGCGCGCGCCGAGTTCCTCGCGCTCTCCCACATCGGGCGATCGTAAGCGCCCGCAGGTACGCTAGAGCCATGAGCACGAGCGATCCCGCGGCGACCCGCCTCGGACGACGACTCAGTCTGACGCAGGACATCTACGACCGGATCGTGCTCGCTGTCCGCGGCGGAGCGTATCTCGACGACGCCGCCGCCTACGCAGGGATCGCCGAGCGGACCCTCTACCTGTGGCTCGCTCGTGGGCGCGACGCCGAAGCACGAGCCGACACCGGCGAAACCCTGTCCGCCGACGATCGGCTCCTCCTCGGCTTCCAGCGGGATGTCGCTCGCGCTCGCGCAGACGCGACGATTCGTAACGTCACCCTCGTCCAGCAGGCAGCGCAGACAACCTGGCAGGCTGCCGCCTGGTGGCTAGAGCGCACCAATCCTCGCAAGTGGGGCAGGCACGAAACTGTCGAGATCACCGGCGATTCCGCCGACGAGACCGACGACTACGAGCGAGTCCTGCGAGAGCGCATCGAGCGGCTCAGAGAGCGAGCGCTCCCGATCGTCGATGTCCCCTCGGTCGAAGTCCTCGACGATCCTGAGGACGGGCGCCCCGGTCTCGCTGTCGCACGATGACAACCGTCGAACCGCCGCCGCTCCGGTGGGAGCAGATGTCGGACTTCCAGCGGCTCGTCGCCGCCGGGACCATCGACGAACTCCTCGACGGACTGTCCGCCCGAGCGCTCCGGGACCTCGTCTACCGGTGGGAGTTCTACCGGCGCCCGAACCAGGTGCAGCCAGCCGGACTAGGCACCCGCTACCGGCTCTGGATGTTGCTCGCCGGACGAGGCTTCGGGAAGACCCGCGTCGGCGCTGAGACCGCCAGAGAGCAGGTCGAACGCTGCGCTCGCATCGCTCTCCTCGGACCGACCGCCGCCGATGTGCGAGATGTCATGGTGGAAGGCGAATCAGGACTCCTCGCCGTCTTCCCACCCCACCAGCGACCCGAGTACGAGCCATCGAAGCGGCGGGTGACCTTCCACACCGGAGCGGTCGCGACCCTGTTCTCCGCTGAGGAGCCGGACCGGCTCCGAGGACCGCAGCATGAGTGGGCGTGGATTGACGAGCCTGCCTCGATGCCGCACGGCGAGGAGGCGCTGTCGAACCTCCTGCTCGCGCTCCGCCTAGGTCGCGATCCGTGGGCGCTCATCACCGGCACCCCGAAGCCGCTCCCGTGGCTCCGCACCCTGTCGGAGCGCGCTGAGACGATCACGACAACCGGCTCCACCTACGACAACGCGTCGAACCTCGCCGAAGGATTCATCGCCGACGTGCTCGCCCGCTACGAAGGCACCCGTCTCGGCAGGCAGGAACTCTACGCAGAATGGCTCGCCGATGTCGAAGGTGCTCTCTGGACGGAAGGGATGCTCGACGCCGCTCGGCTCGCCGGTTTCGATCTCGCCGACCCGTGGCGCGCGCTGAACGCATGGCGCGCCGACCAAGGAGAACCGCCGCTCCTCGATCGGCGCCCGTGGCGCGTCATCGTCGCTGTCGACCCTCCAGGCGAGACGGCAGAGTGCGGGATCGTCGTCGCCGCCGCTCCGATCGGCGCTCGCCCCGGTCTCGACGCGGCGGTGATCCTGGACGACGCGTCAACCTCCGGGCGTCCTGAGGAATGGGGCAGCCGGGTCGCAGCGACCGCCCGCCGATGGAATGCCGAGCGGATCGTCGTCGAATCGAACCAAGGAGGCGACATGGTCCGAGCGACAATCCATGCGGTCGACCCCGGGCTGCGAGTCGAGAAGATCCGAGCCGCCGTGTCGAAGCAGAAGCGAGCCGAGCCAGTCTCAGCGCTCTACGAGCGGCAGCGAGTTCACCACGCAGGCTTCTTCCCGATGCTGGAATCGCAACTCCTCACCTGGGTCCCCGGCGACGCGAAGTCCCCGGACCGGCTAGACGCTCTCGTGCACGCTGTCTCCTCGCTCCTCATCGGCGCACCGGGACCAGCGAGCGTCCGCTCTCCAACGCATCGCAGGCTCTAGCGTGAGACCCCTTCAGAAGCCGCTCTCAGCCGCTCTGCTCGTCGTCGTGCTCTGCGCTATCGCCGCCGCCTATCGTCGGCGCCCTGAGCCGACTCCGGCGCTTGTCCTTCCCTTCCCTTCACCGAGGAGCATTCCGTGACCGCCCTGACTCTCCTCCTCGTCGCCGCAGCGACCTACAGGCTCACCCGGCTCGTCACCGCCGACCGGATCACCGAGCCGCTGCGCGCCTGGGTCGAGGCGAGAGGTCCTCGGGTCGGCTATCTCATCACCTGCGACTGGTGCCTGAGCGTCTGGCTCGCGCCGATCCCGAGCGCGCTCGCTCTGACCTTCCCCGGGAACCGGCTCGTGCTCGGCGCGCTCGCCGCTCTGACAGCCTCAGCGATCACCGGCTTCGCTTCTCTGATCGAGCAGCGGATCGACCGATGAGCGGACACGGCAGCCTCGCCGGGTATCGCAAGCACCGGACCGAAGGCACGACCCCGTGCGAGCCTTGCCGCCGAGCCTACGAGCGCCTCTACGGTCCTGACGCGCCGAGAGAGGACGGGAAGCCGGTCCCTGCTTTCGTCCCGAGCCTGGTCGAGAACAAGCAGCCGACGATGCCTTCGCCTCGCGCTCATGCCGGGACGATCCTGAGGGATGAATGCGGGACGGAGCAGGGCTACCGGAAACATCAGCGGATGCGCGAGCGAGCCTGCGACCCTTGCAAGAAGGCGCACGGCCTCCACCAGCGCCGCTTCCGCAGGCTCGGCGCTCCTGGTCTCTGAGCGCTCTGAACATTTCTGCAGATTCTTTCGTCTCCGGCGTGCAAGCGCTCGCAAGGCTTGCTAGATTCATCTCCATGAACAGCACGCCCAACACCGAAGCCTTCGCCGCCGCCGTCGCTGATCTGCTGACCGGCATGATCGACGCCCGCCGCTCCTTCGCCGAGGAGCACGGCTTCTCCGCCAGCGACGACGAGATCGCCGACCATGTCGCAGCGAGTTTCGTCCGCCTCGCCCGAGAGCGCGGCTGGTCCTGAGCGCAGCCGCCGCCAGCGGCTCCCGAGTGATCGGGTCGGGTTCGATTCCCGAGGCGGCACGATCCTCCCGGATGGTCCGGGAGGACAGCACCAAGGAGCACCACCACCATGAGCACCGAGACCCTGACCTGGCTGAACACGAATGTCCTCGTCGGCATGACCGAGAAGCGCGGCAACGCATGGCACTACCGGGCATCCGCTCAGGGCGCCGAGCCGAACCACTACCCGCAGGCGATCCCCGTGCAGGATGTGCAGCGGCGCCTGTTCTCCTGGAAGGCAGTCCAGGTTCCCGTCTTCGCTCAGGTCCCCGCCAGCGTCGAGACGGCGACCGGCATGACCGAGACCGGCGAACCGGTCCGCATGATCGAAGCGAAGAACCGGCGGGCGATCGTGCGCAGCGACTCCGGCGATGTCCTCGGCGTCATGTCGGGCCGATACACCCCCCACCAGTACGACGAGTGGCTCGTCACGAATGTGGCGAACCTCCTCGACGACGATCTGCAGATCGGCTCCGCCGGTCTCCTGAAGAACGGCGCGATCGCCTGGGTCTCCGTCGAACTCGCCGACAACATCACGACCCGAGACGGAGTCGAGTTCCGCTCGCACCTGCTGGCGACGACCTCCTTCGACGGCAGCATCCCGACCCTCTACAAGCCGGTCGACACCTTCGTCGTCTGCGACAACACCCGAGCCGCTGCGCTCTCCGAGACCTCGCAGGAGATCCGGGTGCGGCACACCGCTCACAGCGTGCTCCGCCTCACCGACGCTCGGGAGGCGCTCGGGCTGATCCTCGGCAACGCCGACGCCACCATCGCCGAGATCGAGCGGCTCTGCGCTCTCCCCGTCACCGCCCGCCAGTTCGACGCATGGCTGCGAATGTTCGTCGCTCCCGCCTCCCCGGCGAAGGCTGCGATCACCCGCACCGAGAACACCCGGGAGCGGATGCGAGCGATGTGGGACAGCGATCCCCGGGTCGCTCCGTGGTCCGGCTCCGCCTTCGGGGTCCTCCAACTCGCCAACACCCACCGGCTCCACGAGCGCCCGACGAAGGGTGCGACGATCCGAGCGGAGCGGAACATGGTCGAACTCCTCAACGGCACGAGCGCCCGAGGCGACAATCGCGCTGAGCAGATCCTGAGCGCTGTCCTCGGCTGATCCTCCCGCTCGCAGCCGACCGGAGCCGCCCGCCTCGCACGCCCGAGGCGGGCGGTCTCCGTCTCAGGGACTCTCCGAGGATTCTTTCTCCTAGAGCGTGCAAGCCTTCGCAACGCTTGCTAGCATGATCTCCATGAACAACGCACCCACCACCACCCGCACCACCCGCACGACCCGCTACCCCGACCGCTGGGCAAGCGACGGCGCCGTCAACCAAGAAGGCAGTCTGCCGCTCTACCGCTGCAACGGCTGCAAGGCCGAGGTCGTCTGGGTCACGAGCAACCGAACCGGACGCAAGTACCTCGCGAGCGTCTTCCAGTCCCGCTCCGGCGCCCGGTTCTACATCAAGCGAGCACCGCACACCTGCTCGGCGCCGCAGCCAGCCTGAGGCTCTCAGCGCCGCTGCGGGCTGCTCCATGCTCGCAGCCGCTCAGAGCCGCTCAGGGCGCCTCCCTGCGCCTCCCGCAGCCGCTCCGCACCGGGACAGATGTTGCAGGCTCAGAAAGGCAGCAGGGCGCACCGCTCGCAGCCTGCTACCGTGGTGCCGTGCCTGATCGCCGCTCCCGACGCTCGCCCGCATGGAACAGCCTCGTCGCCTCGGCGCAGGTGATGCTCTCACCGAACCTGGCCGTCACGACTTCCTCGTTCGGGAAGGCGAAGGCATGGCAGCACGACGCGTGGGAGTTCTACGACCGGGTAGGGGAGTTGCGCTTCGCGACGCAGTTCGTGGCGAACGCGATGAGCCGGGTGAACCTGGCCGTCGCTGCTCAGCCTCGGATGCCTGGTGAGGAACCGGTCCCGCTGAACCCGTCCGACGAGGCGCTGACGCCGACGCAGCGCCGAGCGATCGAGATCGTCTCCACGATCGCCGACGGCGCAGCCGGACAAGGCCAGATCCTCGCTGCGTTCGGGGTGCACCTGACCGTCGCCGGGGTCGGCTGGCTCCTCGCCGAGCCGCCGATCGACGATCCGCTCGCCGACACGCTCACCCGCTGGCAGGTGCTCTCCACCGATGAGATCCGCCAGCAGCCGGACGGGTCGATCGAGGTGCGGCTGACCGACCGGGAGTGGAGGCAGGTCCACCCGAACGCGGTCGTCGTTCGCGTCTGGAAGAAGCATCCCCGGTGGGCGTGGGAGTCGGACAGCCCGACCCGAGGAGTCCTCGGCATCCTGCGCGAGATCGAACTCCTGTCGGCGCACATCCAGGCGTCGGCGCAGTCCCGCCTCGCCGGAGCCGGGGTGCTCGCCGTCCCGTCCGAGGCGGTGTTCCCACCCGGGCAGGGTCCGCAGGCAGCCGCCGAGGTCCCTGACTACTCGCAGAACATCACCGCTCCTGAGGACACCTTCGTCGAGACGCTCATCGACGCGATGACGACCCCGCTCACCGACCGAGGGTCCGCCGCCGCTGTCGTCCCGCTCGTCGTGAAGATTCCCGGCGAGTTGGTCGACAAGGTGAAGCACATCACCTTCGCGACCCCGTTCGACGATCGGGTCCTCGATCTGCTGAACAACGCGATCCGCAGGCTCGCGCTCGGGATGGACATTCCGCCCGAGATCCTCACCGGCACCGGCGCGATGAACCATTGGGGCGCATGGCAGGTGGAGGAGCAGGCGGTGACGCTCCATGTGGAGCCGCTCACCGAGATGGTCTGCCATGCGCTGACGATCGCTTTCCTTCGACCGGCGCTAGAGGCGGAAGGCTACGACCCGGACGACGCGCTCGTATGGTACGACACCGCAGACCTGCGGATCAGCCCGGATCGGACCACAGCAGCCGTCGCCGCCTACGACCGTGGCGAGTTGAGTAAGGCAGCGTTCTTGCGCGAGTTGGGTTTCGCTCAGGAAGACGCCCCGTCCCGGGAGGAGACCCGGGAGCGGCTCCTCCTCGATGTCGGCAAGGGCGCTCCGACGCTCGCACCGGCGATGCTCGCCGAACTCGGGTACATCCAACCGGCAGCGATCGGCGAAGCGCTCACCGAAGCGCAGCCGGACAAGGAGGCGCCCGCCTCCCCGGCGTCGTCCTCGTCCACCCCGCCGCCGGTCGAGTCCCCGGCAGAAGGTCCGCCAGATACCCGCCCGACCGAGCGGGCGGTCGTCGAAGCAGCGCTGATCGCCGCGTGCGATCAGATCGTCCGCCGAGCGTTGGAGCGAGCCGGAGCACGACTCCGCTCCGCCGCCGGGAAGCGCACCCCGGGAGGCGCTGCAGCGGTTCCCTGCGCCGACCCGACGAGGCTTCACACGACCCTCGACGCGACCGAGCACGCCGATCTCGGCAGCCTCCTCGATGGCGCCTGGTCGTTCGTCCCTGAGGTCGCCAGCCGGTACGGGTACGATCCCGAGGCGCTAGAAGCGACCCTCGACTCCTACACGCGAGCGCTGCTCGCCGCAGGACAGGAGCACAGGCATGGTCGCCTCGCTGTCGCGCTCGGCGCTCTCTGATCTCCGGCGCCGTCGCTCTCGGGACGAGATCGAAGAGTACCTCGATCGGGTCGGGCTGCAGTTCGCCGACCTGCTCGCTGCCGCTCTGAACCGGACAGCGACGCAAGCGTGGGAGCGGTTCGCTGCGACCCTCGGGCCGATCCCTGAGACCCTCACCGCCGCTGGCGACTTCACCGTCTTCGCCGATGTCGCCGCCTACTGGTCGGAGACCGTCACCGAGGAGATCGTCCCGACTCTGTCCCGCCTCTACCTGGAAGGCTCGCTCGGAGCGTGGGTCGGCTCGCCGATCACCGCCGGGCTGCCATCGGCGACGGCTGCGACATGGGTGGCGATCATCAATCAAGGCGCAGCGGATTATGCGCGCTCAGCGTCGAACCGGCTCGTCGGTGTCGGCGACACCGTCTGGAAGGATCTCGCCGAGCGCGCTGGACGAGCGATCGAGCAGGGACTCTCGACGGAGCGGCTGAAGCAGGAGATCGAGCAGGTCACGAAGTTCTCCGAGTATCGGGCGGACACGATCGCTCGGACGGAGGTCGGGAAAGCCTTTGTCGCTGGCGACTACGCAGCAGCGAAAGCGCTCGGCGAGTTCGGGCCGGTGGAGAAGGTCTGGATCGCGGTGATGGACGATCGGACCCGGGACTCGCACGCAGAACTGCACGAAACCTGGGTGCCGTTCGATGAGCCGTTCGATGTCGGCGGATCGCCGATGATGATGCCGCTCGACGACGCCGGTCCCGCCGAGGAGGTCGTGAACTGCCGCTGCTACCTGGAGGAGTTGTATCCGGGCGATACCCGCCCGGACGGCTCGATCGTCCCGGAGCCGGGGGTCGATGGCGATCAGGGCGAAGGCGTCGACGATGACGAGTTCGATGGCGACGAGGCGCAGCCGATCGACGAAGGCTGAGCGCCTTCGCAGATTCTTTCCCTC